GTGATGCGTTTAACAAGCTCATGAACTCCCGCAGCTGGGGCGGCTTAACGAGCTAGGAGGAATAATGGTAAAAAGAAAAGATAATTCAATTCGTGCAGACAGCGGATTTAAAGATGCTTTTATTGCACGTAAAGCTCGCAATTATGAAGGTCTGTTAAATGAGCGAAAACTCACAGACCAGGCTTTAGCTACAATGTACAGAAATGCTCTTGTGCGTAGAATTGTTACAATGGCTGCCGATGATGCTATGAAGAATTTTATAGAAATCGAAGGCGATTCTGACGATTGTATCTTGCAGGAGCTTGAAACGCTGTTTGTTCAGGAAAAGCTTACAGAGGCTTTATATTGGGACAGACTGTTCGGTATGTCTTGTGCTCTTATCCTTGCTGACGATGGGCAGGAATTAAGCGAGCCTATTAATATCAACCGTTTACGCAGGATTAACGGATTAGAAATTTTTGACAAGCGAGATATTTACCCGGACACAACCTCAATTTATCTTGATACAGATATTCGAGATGCGAACTTTGGTAAGCCGGAGTTTTACATGATTTCGCCACCGAATGGGAATCAGTTTAAAGTGCACAGAAGCAGACTGCATATTTTTGACGGCGAAATGCTGCCGAAGATAGAGCGTATTGCTAATAATGGTGCTGGCTTATCCTGCCTGGATGGTGTTCCGGCTGCGCTGAACCGTGTAAAAACTGCAATGAATAAAACAATCGACATAATGGATAAGGTTAGCACGTCACTGTTAAAACTAGAAGGCTTATGCAATCTGCTGGCAACAGAAGACGGCACGCAAGCTGTTATTCGACGGTTAGAACTGATAGACTACTCACGCAGAATTAATGGCAGTGTAGCCGTTGACAAGGAAGATGAATACGGCATTTTCAATATTCCGCTTACAGGCTTGACTGATATTATTCAAGAGTTTGAACAAGCTTTATGCGCTGTTACCGGGTATCCTTTTACTGTATTGTTTGGGCGTTCTCCGGCTGGCATGAACAGCACAGGCAAGAGCGACTTGCAGATTTACTACGATAATGTCAGGCGTATTCAACGCAGGAAGATTCGTCCTGCGTTAGAGTATCTTGTAAGACTTATTCAGCTTGCAAAGGAAGGACCTACCAACGGCAAGGAACTTGAAAAGTGGAGCATTAAGTTTAAGGCAATCGAACCGCTAAATGATCTGGAGCAAGCTAACGTTGACAAGACGCAGGCGGAAGTAAGAGCTGCCGTTGTTAAGCTTGTTTTTGACCTGGTTGATAATCAACTGTTAGACGCAACGCAAGCTCGCCAATACCTTAAAGAGCGTGGCGATATTCCAGTTACAGAAAGTGAGCTGGATTTAGATGATGAAGAAACAGAAGAAATCAATACGCTACCTTAAAGTAAAGAAGCGTCCGAAATATCCAAAGAATTTTGAGCGTGATTATTATCGCGTCCTCAGAGCCGTTGTAAGACGTTTAAAAAGTGCCACGAATAACAATATACCTATGTTGGCATATTCGTTGCGCCAGGACGATGACAGCACCGTTACAGATGCTTTCGTTCAGGCGATACTTGCCGAGCTTTTAAAGAGCATGACTATCGAGGATGCTATAAGCGAATTAGAGCTTATTCTTGCTGGCGTGTCCAGCGTTGTCGATGCTAATGTTATCAGTGCTTTCGCAGAAGCAGTCAGCGTTGATGTGTTTCTAAATGATTCAGCTTTACTTGATACAGTAAAAGCGGAATGGAAAGCGCAACAGAGCAGGCTTGTAGACAGCATAGTAAATACCTACATCGAAAAACTGCAAATTATTGTTAGCAATGCTGTTCAGCGTGGCACTGCTATGAGTGAAGTTAAAGAAGAAATTAAGGTACTGCTTAACACTACCGACAAGCGGGCAAAATTTATCGCAAGGAACGAAGTAGGCAATCTGAATGGCATTATCACAATGAGAAGGCAGGTTGATTGCGGTATAGGCGTGTATCAATGGTCATCGTCACATGATGAACGTGTTAGACCTTCTCATGCTGAGATGGATGGGAAATACTTCTATTGGAACAGCGACAAGGTTGGTGAAATTAACGGCATAAAGGTTTATCCTGCTCCGAAATATCATCCGTGCATGGATTATAACTGCCGTTGTGTAGCATTACCTGTTATTGACCTGGAACAATGGAACATGACAACAGCAGTTCCAATGGGTAGGGTTAATGTAAAGAAAAGCAAAGAATTAAGTTAGAAGGCATATGCAATTTGTCGCATATGCTTTTTATATACCCCAAAATAAGGAGGTGAATTTTTTGGGAAGTGTACAACGATATGAACGCATTGATTCATGGATGTTTGTTAGCGGTGCAGTTACTGACGCTGACGGCTTCTTGCGTGATTCTCCAATCGTGGCACGTACTGGCATCTATATCTACCAACAGCCAGACGGGACTATTAGACGAGAGTACAGACCACCGGAGGAAGTATTTGACGCTGACAGTGAAGCAAGTTTTGTCGGCAAGCCTATTGTGGTAGGACATCCTGCCAGCGGCATTGTAAACAGTGATACCGCACAAGATTTAGCCATTGGCACGATTTTGTCCAGCGGTTATCCGAAGGACGAAACGAACATTGCCTGTGACATTGTTATCCATAATCCCTCTGCTATCGGTGAAAAGCGTGGCTTGTCTTTAGGTTACAGAGTGGATGTTGAAGAAACTCCAGGCACTACACCGGACGGACAGCAATATGATGCTATCCAGCGTAACATTCGTATCAATCATTTAGCCGTTGTTGATAGGGCACGTGCCGGAGCAAAAGCACGGCTTAATCTTGACGGTGACGAAATTATCGAAGGAGTAGAAACGAAAATGAAAATTAAAATTGATTCTGTTGATTTTGAAGTTGACGAGAAAATTGCCAACTACGTCAACTCTTTGCAAAGCAAAGAAGAAAACGCTCGTGTAAAGCTTGACACTGCTAACACTGAGCTTAAAACTGTAAAAGAACAAAATACCACTCTTAAAGCTGATGCTGACGCTTTAAAAGCTAAAGCTGATGCAATGACCGCAGAGCGTGATGCTTTGAAAGCTAAAGTTGATGCTGCTGACGCTGAAAAAGAGAAAGCTGTAAAAGAGGCTGTTGAAGCTGTAAAGGCTGATATGCAGGAACGTGCGGAGCTGGAAGAAACCGCTAAAATTGCTAAGGTTGAAAAAACCGATGGCTTGACCAACGCTGAGTTAAAAGAAGGCATTGTCAAAGCTGCATTCGGTGAAAGCTTTAAGCTTGACGGTGTATCTGATGCTTATATTAACGGCGCATATTCTGCTGCTAAAGAGATGCTTCGCAATGATAACGCAAAAAATCAAGCCGTAAAAGCTAAAGGCGGTACTGAAAAGCAAGAAACTAAGAATGATTCTGCTAACGATGCACGTAGCCGCATGATTGCACGTATGCGCGGCGAAGAATAAGAAAGAGGTGAATACAATGGCAATTACTAATTATGCATTAACCATGGACAAAGCTTTTGCTGGTGCACTGTATGATTTGTCCTCTCATACTGTAGATTCCTTTGCTGTTGAAGAAGCTGACGGTATTGGTGCTGCTTGCGCTGTTATCCGTGGTACTGACGCAGAGCATCAGGTGAAATCTCCGTCCGCATCCGGTGACGGTGCGAAAGTTATCGGCGTTACTCTGCATACTCATATTGAGCCGCCTGAAACTGGCAAAAAATATTATCCGCAGAATTACACTGTTCCTGTTGTAACTAAAGGTCGTGTATGGGTAACTACCGGAGGTGCGGTTAACGCAGGTGACGAAGCTCATCTGAAGCTTGTTGACGGCACTTTTGTTAAAGATACTGTTGCTGCTGGCACTATCGAAGCTCTTGGCTGCGGTGCCAAATTTATCACTTCCTGCGATAAAGCAGGCTTGGCAGTTATCGAAATTGGTTGATTAGAAAAGAAGAGGTGAAATAGTAATGACTCAAATGCACTATGATGAATTAGACCTGAATGTTATTGAGCGTTGCGACGGCTTGCGTAAAGACGCAGGCGATACTATTTTTGTCGCAAAAGAACTCGAAGCTGTAAAGGCAAAAACCTATGACCAGAAATTCGCTAATCTGAATGCGCTGAAACTGTTTGATATGTCCTCTGACGTCGACCCCGGCGCTGACACTATCAGCTATCAGTCCTTGGGTTCTGTCGGCATGGCAAAGACTATCGCCAACTATGCAACCGACTTTACTCGTGTAGATGTACTGGCTGAAGAACACATTGCTAAAGTTATTGCTGGCGGTGCAGCATATGGCTACACCATGCAGGACTTGCGCCGTGCTGCTATGGCAAGAAAACCGCTGACCGCTCGCAAGGCTATTGCTGTTCGCCGTGCTCTCGACGAATATATTAACCGCATTGCTTTTCATGGTGATGCTAAATATGGCGTTGTTGGTATCCTGGACAATCCTAACATCGGTAACTATACTGTTGCTGCCGATGGTGCTGGTGGTGCTGGTTCTTCTACCAAATTCAAAGACAAAACCGCTGTGCAGATTCTGCGTGATATGAACGGCATTATCAATTCTGTTAGCAAGCAGACTAACGACGTAGAAAATCCTAATACCTTGGTGCTGCCTCCAGAGCAATACAACTACATTGCTTCCACTCCGTATTCTGATGTTGTTGCGGATTCCATTCTGTCTGTTTTTAAACGCAATAACCCGGATGTAACCGTATTGAAAGCCAATGAGCTGACTGGCGCAGGTGTAGGCGGCTTGGATATGATGATTGCATACGTTAAAGATGCAGACCATCAAACCCTGGAAATTCCGCTGCCGTTCACTCAACACACTATTCAGCAAAAAGGCTTGGAATTTGAAGTCCCCTGCGAGGTTCGTACCGCTGGCGTGTTGATTTACTATCCGCTGTCCATGAACAAGGCTTCTGGCATCTAATCTGACTATATACTGCCCTTTCGCATGAGAGGGCATTTTCTTTTTTAGGAGGAACACAAATGAAAGTTAAAAACATCTCTAAAGCTGTAATTAATAT